AAACCAGTAATTTCAAATCCCATTCTAGGTAAATTCATTCTTGTATGAGTTTCATCAGTCAAACTTGTTTCTGATTTTAATCTTTGAATAAATTTTTCTTTTGGTGAATAGATTAGCGGAACTCTTGATGTTTCAATTACATTATCAGAAGCATCAGTTCTATTGAAATAAATTTGATTGAATAAAGAACCAAAGGCTACAACAGTCTTTCGTATAGATTTATTGTAAAATGGTTCTAGTTTTGTAAACATTAATATTTGCCTTCTGAGAATGGATCAGTTTCTGAAAAATCAAATAGATCATTATCATTTTGATCTACATCAAGTTCTTTATTATCACCACTAGATTCAAGAATCTTAGGATCTTTAGTGACATTTATTGTCGTTGTATTATTTGCTGTGACATAATATTTAACATTTTTAGGTTTATCTAGAATTGTTTCTGTGGATGCCCCTAATTGTAAAGTTCCATTTTCATCTGAAACATAAACATACTTTGTTGCGCCATTTACAAAATCGGCAACAACTGCTGTGTATGTTGCATCAGCATAATTTCCATTTGTAACGCCAGCGACTTGATAAACAACATCACCAACCTTAAATATTGTTGACGGTGATGCAGAATCTCCCAATGTAATTCTTGAAAGATACATTTTTCTCTTCGTTTCAACTTCATCCACTTCAGTAATTCCTGTTTCAATAGTTTCATTAGAGTAAGAGAAGAGTTCACACTTTAGTGTATAAGTTGTCAAAATACCAAATTGGTAAAATGGAATTTCATCTTCCACAACATTTATTTCAAATAAGTGTTTAGAAAGTGGAAAATAAATTAAATCACCTTCTCTTGGTTTTAAAATATCTGAATTTTTAGAATATATTTCTTGTTTAAATCTAGTAATAGATACTTGAAGATCTAATTTGTCTGTGATATCAATACCAAATTTAGTGGCAACATCACGCTGACCTTGAAATTTTACAACATCCATAACATACATTTCAATTAAATATGCTTGTTTAAATTGTGATAAAATATCTTCACCAAAGATTCTATCCAATTTAACATATTCTCTTGGAATATAATAAACATCACGGCCCATGGCCTTGATTGTTTCGACTGTCAGATCATCTAACAGTCTTTGTTCGTTTCTAAAATCACCAAAGTATGGATTTATTGCCATATTAACCTACAAAAAATTCTGGTGGATATTCATGAGACTGAATTAGTTCGTTTTCAATTTGTGAAATTTCGGCAGAGGCTTCTGAATAAATCTGCCCACCCTTGAAACTAATACCACCTGGTAATTGAACTCCGTCGTATTTTGCCATATTCGCACCCCATTGACGTTTGATCAATGCGGTGATATACTTTTTAAGCATTCTATCGTTATAAATTTTAGTATATTGCTGTGGATCTATTATTACATATGTTTGAAGTATGATATAATCACCAGGATTGATTACTGATAAATCACCATGAATATGAATTTTTCCAGTAACCTTACTAAAGCTCAGAGCTTTTTCTGGTTGGAAAAAATCTTCAATCAATTTAATATATCTTTTCGTTGAGTCATAGGCTGCAAGACCCATAGCATGACCATTACCTACAGATGTGTTTACACCGAAGTAATCTACAAGAGCCAGTTGGTATTTGAGATCAAACATATCAACATTAGCAAAGTTACCAAACTGAAATAACTTGACTACAGATAGAATATCATTTCCATCTGGACCATCTCCACCAGGACCATTTGTTGGACCTATGTTGGAAACATTAATATATTTGTTTGCTATATCCTGTGCGGTAATCTGATAACGGAAAAACGCTTTTTCAGCACCATCGAAATGGTACTCTGAAAAAAATTGCAAAGCTTCGTCCAATCTATCCTGACATTGAGAATCATCCACGTTAATGGTAATAACTGGGTGGCCCAATGCTCTAAGAGCATATTCGATTAAGCTTTCTCTTGAATTTGGTCCTGCCATTAAAAAACTCCTTATTTATTTATAAGGAGTTTTTATTCTCAGCTTGGCTGTTGACCTTGTTTCGATTCATGAACAGTTACTGGAATCTGTTGTATATCATTATAGGAAATCTTATTTTCTATAAACCATCTTCTTGTAACTGGATCTACACCTTCATCTTCTTTAGAATGTTGATAGTTGCTAAACCCAGGCATCGCTAATGGACAATTAAGCTTCGGATAATCTAGCTTAGAGTACTTATCAGCTTCGGCCATGAGCCAAGTACCTTCTTTATCACCACAACCACAACCCCCACAGAAATGCTTTCCTGGAGTTTTTGACTCTTTCAGATGTTCACAAGGTGGCAGAACTCCACCATACTGCTCATTCCCGAAACAAGATACCACTCTTAGTTGCTTGAGTGGAATATTAACTTTATTATCTTGGAGTCCTCTTGATGCTACTGCTGTTGCGAAACTTTGCAGCATTGACATCTTTTTTTTTACCAGACTTTGCTCTGGTATTTCTTGTTTTCTGAATTGTTGCTTATTATCCTGGGGTTCGTTGTTTTTATTTTTATTGCAATTGCATCCCATAGTAGACCTCATGTTAATATTATTCTTCTAAACAAGAAGAAGTTCACAGTTCTATTTATATTGAATGTTATATTCTTTCCTAGATTTTCACCAGTTCCTATTATTTGACCATATAATAAATTCATATTATTAAATATATTCACACCAGTAGGAAATGCTTTTAGATATTTATCGGTTACAAATGTAGATGATGCAAATGTGCCATCAATCGTCAAAATATCTTGTAGTGTTGTATTATTTCTATATTGTTCTGATAAGAACATCATTTCCACGATAGATGGTACATAATAATCTATAAATCCATTTCTTAATTTTCCACGGATTGTATTGATGGTAGATGATTCTATTCTATTATTTTGATAACGATCACCATAACAGTTCATATAGCCATCATAATAAGAATTTGTGAAATTATTGATCGGATCTGTAGAATAAATTAATGGTGATTTTAAGAAATTTTTATTTACAATGATTGCCCATTTAGAATATTCGGATTCACCAGATACATCAACATAAGTTGATGATGGTGTTGAAAAATTCAATGCTCCATATACTCTGGATATTGTGGTAGCGTTTGGTTTCTTTGGGGCAAATTTTCCAATATAAATTCCGCCTTGAAACTCATCACCTATTGAAAGACCAAGCGAATCAAATTCTGACTCTGTATATTGAGTAGGATTTATATAACTGGATGTTTTTGTAAAACTTTTTGGTGTATATGCGTGATCACAATAAGCAACATTGGAATCAATAGTTTCTGGATTTACCCAGTACCCAGAACATCTATATTCTGGCTGAACAGAACAAGTATATTCTAATGTTTCTTCATTTAATTGATAACAAGGACCAAGAAGATCTTCAGCAAAAGCATCTGTCGTGGATATCAATCTTGAAGTAATTGTTGTTGTTCCACAAGAAGCAGCAGCAACACCAGAAACTATTGATTTACCACAGACTTTATTTGGTATAAACACAGTATCAGCAAAAGGATCACCAAGACCAGATTCCACTATTGCTAAATTTGCACAGGCTCGTTCTGAACAAACATTCTGACAAGTAACACCATTTGGAGCACCGTTCTGTATAATAAATGAACAACAAGCATTTGGTATTCTTGCGTCAATATCATAATTCGAACCATCAATTGCAACATTTTTATCACATAAAGATGCTGATGAATTAGTTCTACTCCATATACCACCAATTCTATTACATTCACATTCTGTAATATCTGATTGTATTCCGAACGTACCATCCCAGAAAGAACTTGATGTGTTATATGGTAGATTATTTACTACTTCTTGTCTTTGGGAATCACTTAAATATGCACAAGCACAGCAATAGCCTTTTTCTGCGGATGTTGGGCATGGGGCATCTACGTCTGTAATAAAAGTACCAGATCTAGAAAAACATTCATAGAAGGTAATCAATTCAGATGTACCGTCAGCAAAGCAACATTTACCGGACTGTTTTAGTTCCTTACCATAATCAAAAGTACTTCGGATTCTGGATCTAAATTGAATACTCATGTTGGGCTACAATCCTCATATTGAGAGCAATTAATAACAGAACACTCTAAAGGAATACAAAGTGGCTCTGATCCTTCGATTGGAATCAATTTATTTATAAATGTATCTGTAAATGATGATGATGGGCATGTTCCCTGTAAAACTTCTGGATAATTATTTAAATAATCTGCTGTTGTAATACTACATGGAGCATTTGCATGTTGATATGAAAATGGTCCTGTAAAAACACTCATAGCAGGAATTATATTTTCTTTGACAATTTCTAAGTCTGTTTGTTGATCATCAGAGTCAAAATTACATGATTTATTTGAAAATATGCATTTATTGGATGATCGACCAAACCAAACAGTACTATTTGTTGTATCTAGACCTTGTTCTAAAGTTATACCAGCATTTACAGTGTCCGGGAGACATCCTTGACTATGATAAATTGTTGATGTTCTTTTACCTGTTAAAGGGGAAGAACAATTTTCACCAAGTGAATCTGGTCCATTACATAGTGTATTTTTATTGAATACATTAAAACCATCTGTATAAAATTTTTTATCATTAAGAGTGATTGGTTTTATCTTTACAATAAATCCACTATAATATTGGGGATTAGCTTCTTCAAACACATCCACTGGAAAATTATGATAAACAAATCCACTATTTGTAAGAAATTCTCTTACTTCTCCTGGCCATGATGGATATGCAATTCCATTATATCCTACAGATTTTCTGTATAGGCTACAAGAATTTAATTGTTCGCCAGTACATTCTGGAATATTGCCAAAAGCATTACAATCACCTCTAATAGATGGAAACATTATAGATTCACCTTTACATGAACATGAATCTTTATCTCCACAAGAACAAGCTAAGGCTATATGATGATCACAAATATCAGCAAAAAAACATCTACCTTCACTAGCACCTAAACCACTACTAGGATCAAATGTGGTATTATTACATATACCATAACAAGCAGATCTTGTTGGATTCCAATTATATCGTGCGCTAAAAATCGAATAACAGTTTGATTCATATGCATTGCTTATATAACCTGAACATAACTCACACTGATCATCTTG